CTTGACATCCATCAGAGCGTCGAGGTCGAGGATAGTGGCTTTGGGTTTGAGAGCTTCGGACATGGTTTTCTTTCAATGGTTAAACAAAAGTTGGTAACAAACGTCAGTGTATGGTGTATCAATCTTGTGAGGTAGGTAGTGCTGCTTTCTTTGCTTCCTGCTCCTTTCTTTTTGCTGCGAGTCTGGCGGCCAGGCCAATAGGAGCCGCCGTGGTTTTGGCTTCGACGATGGAGGATTCAGACTGTTCGACGAATGCTTTCTGCTCTGTGGGAGAATGGACTCCGCGTTTCAGAATGTTCCCATCAATCAGGATAGCAGACATGGAAATCTCTTTCGCCTTCTCAATCTCTGCACCAACACGGGATCCTGTAACAACGTTGCCCCTGTAAGTGGAAGAAGAACCTGCTACGTGCTTGTTGAGCTTCTTGTCCACAAAGACGACAGTGCCAAACTTTCCGGCAACTCTGAGGGAATAAGGCTTTGTTCCCATGAGAGGAAAGAATTTCTCTTTGTCGTCATCATCTTCCTGGACAAGAGCATGGCAAATAACAACGAAGTTGGTAAACGTAGCCTGCTGGATTGTTGAGAGTATGTCTGAAAGGTACTTACCCTGAATCCCAAATTCATCATATCCTGGCTTGAAAAGAACAGATTGCCCCATGCATGCTGCCGCCATAGCAGATTCTCCCAACTGGGAACCCGAGTCAATGACGACGAGATCATTATGGGTGCACTTGGCCAGACTGAATGGTGTGACCGGGAGGTTAGACTTGGCGCAATCGGCACAGTCAACCTTACCATGCATGTCACATACCCTGTGAACGCCACGGCCCATGCACTTGAGCAGAGTTTCGACGCCAATTGGATTCTCCCGAGTGTCACGGATTTTGAACACGGTGATCTTGTCGAGTTCTTCCTCAGTCAGTCCCATATTCAATATGGTATCGAAGCCGTTCTCGATATCAAACCAGTAGATATTCTCCACTTCCTTCAGCTTAGCTGCTGTTCCGACAAGACGGGTCTTGCCAGATTTGGGTGGGCCATAGATCAGAATGGCATGATTGGCAGAGACTGCTGCTACAGCTTTAGCAAGTTCAGATGCTTTCATACTTGTTTTCCTTCCATATATTCCCGAATCTTGTCCAGAATCATAGCGGAATTTCTCTGATATGCGGAGATGAAATCTCCCAGATCCTTGATTGTCTTGTGATCCGGGTTATTCTCCACAAAAGCAATTCCTCTGTGCATCACGATCTCCATGACCTGATGTGTGAAAGCATCAATCGTGACACTCAGGAATGCACGCTTTTCAGGAGTCAGCCCAGAGCTGGATGCTATGCTGATGAGCTGTCCGATATTGGAAATCAGGGTAGCCATAGGCAAGACAAATGAGGTGAACTCCATACCCTGCACAGCCTTCATAGAAGCTTCGATGGAATCCAGTTCCTCTTTCATTGCTTCTGCTATTTTCCGGCCATCTTCGCCGGGTATATTCGATGTTACGCCTACTCCGAACATGCTATTTTCCTTTGTATTCTTTGATACGTTCTTCCAACAAAGCCCGAATCTTAGGCTCTGGTTTCCAGTAGAATGGACCCTTCTCAAACTTCCCATCCTTGATGATAGGCAAGCCATCAGCTCCGAGCTTGGAGAAGTTAGAGTCCATGATGATGTCCAGGATCTCTTGATTAGGAATACCGAAGCGTGCATTCTCTGAAGCGCAGTAGACTTGGAGATCACCCATCAAGTCTGCCATCTCAGTGAGAAAATCCAATGCATCTGCATACTCTCCGTTACGGAGTTTAGACATGATGTCGCCACTCTCACTGACCTCATCCAATAGAATTGTCCTCAGTTTGTCCAGGCGAATCAGAAGGGCGTCCCTGTCCGTGTGCTTCTCATTGTCCTGCTTGCACTGCCACTGAACAGCAGCATCCACCTGTGGGTAGGGTGCCACCGGGAGGGTATACATTCCGTTCATGTAAAGAATCTTGCTCTCGAAAGAGCGGAGTTTGATGTTCATGATTGTCCTTTCTTTGGCTCATTCGCCAGGAACCTGTAGTTCTGCATGTGCTTGCCATTGGTAATCTCGTCAGAGAATTCCTTGATGCTGGTAGGAGCATCAGGCCAGAGATTCGTTGCACGATGGACCATCATAGCAAAGGCTGCCATATCTTCTGCACTGTCAATGACAATGCTATAACCAATGGTCCACTTTCCAGCACGTTCGTGCATTGGTGCCTCAGCTGTCAGTCTGGTCAAGGTGATCATAGTAGTGCGTCCACATCCATAATGTTAGGGGTTGGGGGAATTACTGGCATCTGGGAGATTCTCTCGATGTGCTCTTCAATGAGTTCTTCCAGATCATAGGTGAAGGTGTATTCGATAGGATCTTCCTTCTGCTCCTTAGGTTGATCGAAGTTCTGGAGAGAACAGATGCCGAAGTGTCTGCAAGTCTTGTTGAATCTGATGCAGGAGGCACCACGCTTCGGGAAGATGTTCATACTTTCCATAGCTTCGAGATGTTGGACATCCAAGCCAAGGCTGACGAACCAGTTGAGTCTATCCACGAGTGTCTTAGGAAACTCAAATGTATGGTAGCGGCAAGCATATGCTTGAGACTTGACATGGGGCAACTGTACGACAAAGTACAGAACACCATAAGTAGATAGTTTCTCCCCGACAATCTTGTCCAGAGCGATAGAATAGCCCAATGCTTGACCGCTGTGCTGGTAGGCAGGCCTGAGGTCGAGAAGCTGAAGCCCAGTAGTCTTGACTTCGAGGATATAATACTTGCCGGTGGCTCGGTGCTGAAGTACAACATCAATATGTCCTACGAAGTATTTGGTTTCGTTAATGGCCAGTTTGAAACTGAGTTCCACAGCAGGTTGACCATTGAATTCTGCCACGTCATAGAGAGCAAGGATGCCATCCAATGCGGTGAAAGAGCCCATAATAGCAGCCATAGCAGTAACCTGATTTTTGGCGTCAGATTCTACAACTGGCCAGTAGGCCAGCCATCCTTGGAACAGGGCTTGGTCCTTGTCTTTGGTAACCAAATAGGTTGCAACAGCAGTGCCAACTGATTTGCCAAAGGAGAAATGGGCAGACTCTTCCTTGTCCTCTGGTCCAGCCAGAAGCTTCTCGATTTGAAACTTTCTCTCACACTCATGGAGAAGGTTCAAGGAAGAGTGAGATAAGCGAAGCTTATTCTGCGGCACGAGCGTCACGGAGAGCACCCTTGAGCTTCTTGCCAGCAGCACGATCCTTTTGGATGTGATCGTAGCAACCAGCGTATCCTGCGATGTCGAGGACAGAGTCGAAATGATCGGGAGTCTTGGCAAGGCGAGACATCTTGACCAGCATCATCAGAAGAGCCACGTCCTCAGGAGTGATACGGGAATCAGGAAGAAGCTTGTGAGCCAGCATACCCTGCCAGAGCATACTGATTTGTGCGAAGTTGGTGAGCTTGTCACCATAGTCTGATTGCCGGGGCCCATTGATAGTGGCATCAGCCTGCTGGAGCATGGACGGCTTCTTCGTGAAGTTCTCCAATGCAGCAATAGCCGCTTCTGGATGTTCCATCACAAGGTCAGCCACCTCAGTAGGCAAACGAAAAGTCAGCATCTCCGTATCCAGAGCATCTGTGTGCTCGATAACAGGTTTGATACTCATAGTAACTCACTCCTCGAAAGAAAGTTTGTTGGTGCGGACTTGCGCAATGGACCGGACATTGGAGGAAGTCACCATAGTAATGCCTCCGTTAGTCTCGATGTCAATGGCAAATTGATAAGCGGCTTCAGAAGTGTGGAACTCTGCGCGCTCCTGAGGATCGCCCTTAGAGCGACGGAATGTGACAGTGTGTTTCACTGTTTCGAAAGAATGATATGCCATAGATGCTCCTGCTTGCTGGGGATCAGAAGTCTGTAGCCAGCGCCAAGGCTATTTCTTCTGGGGTGAGAGTAACGCTCGACGCTTTCTTCGCTTTGGTGCCAGGAGTCTTCTTCTCCTTGGTCGCTTCTTGGAGTTCGACGCCAGTGTGACGGCGCAAGGCCAGAGTCATCTGTCCGATGTCAGAATCCAGCAAGAGCATACAAGCTGATGCGTTCTGCTTCAGGGCTTTCTTGAGATCGGACATAGCATTGGCCAGAGGTTCACCATCCAGGGCATACTGAAGCTTGTTCACCATCATGGCAACGTCAGAGTATGCTTGAGCCAGCTCAGAATTTTCTTCTTCCTGAATGACTGCGAGCTGGTCTTCTGTGAGCTTGATTTCCTTAGGAGCGGCTGGAACAGCAGGTACAGGTGTAGATAG